CGTCCCAGCTCCCGCCCGTCTGCACCCCGAACCGGATGCGGGTGTTCAGGGGGATGAGGTGGTACAGCGGGGACGCCGGGTTGTCGTCGTTGAAGAACCCGTCGTTGTTCTCCAAGGTGAACACGGAACTTTGCGCGCTGATCCCGCTCTGCTGGTCGGCCACTCCGCGGGTGATGGAGACGGATCCGTCACCGTTGCCACCGCGCACCCGGGAGGCGATGTCGACGCCACTCACCGCGCTTTCCCACGTGCCGTCGATCAGCAGTTCCGCCGCGATGTCGGTAGGGGAGTGGGCGCTCATCCGCGCCCCAGTGCCAGTTGCACGTCCCCGCCGTAGTTGTTGCCGATCTCGGCCCGGAACATCTTGAACAGTTCAGCCACTACCCCGCGCTCCGCGGTGCGGTCCACGGCCAGCCGTAGGGTGCCGCTGAGATTCTGGGAGCCTCCCTGGCCGCCGTGACCGCTCATCATCCGGGCGGAGTCCGGATTGCTGTACACCCGGGAGCCGGGGGCGAGGTTGCGCAGTTCCGGCCCGTGCTCGCCGGTCCAGGTGAGACCGTCCGCTCCCACCACTCCACCGGACGCCTTCCCCCTCTTCACCGCGCCGATGTCCACCAGTTGCTTGGCCACCGCCTGGATCGTCTGACCCACCACTTCGAACACCTGCCGGAAACGGATGGTGACCGCCCTGTCCTTGATCTGGCTCAACGTCTTGTTCGTGTCGTTCTTGAATTGGGTCAGCCTGGCCTTCGCGCCGTCCAGCTTGCTGTGCAGACCGGGAATGATCTTACCCAGGGTGGAGTCCAGCACGTCCACGAACGCGATCATGCCGTTGACGAGATTGAGCAGGAACAGATTCCACATCTTGCGCAGGGCGAGTACCACCAGTTCGAAGAAGGTCTTCACCCTGTTCCACTCACGGATGATCACGAATGCGGCCTGTACGGTGAACGAGGTGAAGTCCACGAAGGCGGGGATGGCCTCGGAGACGAGCCAGTAGATGAACGCCCCGAATGCGTCGGCGATGCGCTTGATGGCCGCCCGGTTCTCCGGATCCTGAAGGAACTTCTTCACCGTCTCCAACTGCTTGGCGATGCTGTCGAATACGCTGTTGGCGGTCTTCTCACTACTGGGGAAAATGATCGAGATGAATTCCCCCATCACCCCGAACGCCTGCTTCCCCACGTTGAAGATCTTGTCCAGGGTGGTGGCCGCGCTCTTCATGAAACGGTCCAGCGCCCCACTCTTCTGCGCACTGGAAAGCCACTTGTCGAACCATTCGAAAATCCCGCGCAGTGCTTTGCCGATCACTTCCAGTACCGGGCCGGAGGATGCCGCCAGCCGCATGAAGCCGTTCACCAGCGCGGGAATTCCCCCGCCCACCCGGCTGATGAACTCACCACCCACGTCGGACGCCCGCTTGAAGTTCTTGATGAACTCCCCCGACCCCAGGGTCTTGGCAAGGTCACGCCCCAGGAAGTTCAGCCGGTCGGCCATCTTCCCCAGGGTGGATTCCAGCACCGGAATCCACTTGGTGGCCAACCCGCGAATGGTGTCCGAGGCGCCTTCCAGGAAACGGTCCTGTACCCGCTTGCGGACATCGTCCCAGCGCTTGCCGAGATCGATGAGAGTGCGTACCAGTTCTCGTGCGTTCGGGGACAGCTTCTTCATCGCCTCGTTGAAGGCGTTCACCCCGCCACTGGCGCCCCCGCTTGCGGTAGCCACCTTGCGCTGCGCCTCAGCCAGCGCCTCCTGTGCGCGGATCACCTGCTCATGCGTGCGCGCCTGGCGTTCCAGCGCCGCTCGTACCTGATCGGAGCCGTCCACCCCGACCTTGTCCGCCTTCTTGCGTTCCTCGGCCAACCCCTTGTTGCGGCGTACCGTCTCGTCGTACTCCAGTTGCGCCCGCTCCAGACGGTTGCGCATCCTGGCCTTGTCCTCTTCGGAGGCCCCCGCGTCCATGTTCTGGACGGCGAGTCCGGCCTCCCGAAGTTCCAGCGCGGCCTCTTTCTCGCTGATCGCCCCGCCCTTGATCTGGGCGTCCAGGTCCTTGAGGCGCTCGATCTCCGACTGCCGAGCACGGTTCACGTCGGCGATCGCCTCACGCTCGGCGCGTTTGGCGTCCACCAGCGCCCGAGTGGCGTTGCGGATCCGCATGGCCGCCTGATGCTCCTGTTCGGCGGTGTTGTTCGCCGCCTTGCCGGCCCCTCCCATGCTCTTGCCGTGGGCGGCCAGGGCGTCCCCGATGCCCCCGATTCCGATCTTGATGGCGCCGAACGCCCCACCCAGTCCCACCAGCGCGCCGGCGGCAGCGGCGGCGGCACCCCCCACGGCCAACAGCGCGGGGGCCAGCGCCACGAAGGCGCCACCCGCGGCTGCGGCTGCGGCAGTTGCCATCAGCAGCGCCTGTACGATCACTCCGATCGCCGAGCCCACCGGTCCGCCGGCTGAGGAGATCTGCCCGAGGCCCTGCACCACGTCCTGGCCGAAGCGCATGGCCGCCGCACCCGCGTTGCTCAGGGCGTCCATCAGGGTGTTGCCGATGGTGCTCGCCAGCTTGCCCGCCACCGCCGTGGCACCACCGAGCCCCCCACCACGGCTGTCGTCACGGAAGATGCGTCCCATGCCGTCAGCGGCATCCTTCGCCCGCTCCTTGACGCGCCGTAGCGACTGCTCCAGACCGCCGAATCCGGAACGGTCGGCATCCACCTTGACGTTGATGGTCACGTCATTGCTCATGGTCCACCTCCCCCCTCTCCTCGTCCGCCCGGCCGCCGAGCCGCTCTATCTCCAGCAGCCGCAGCAGGTCGCAGTCCTCGGCGCGCACCTGACTGGGCAGGCAACTGAACTCTCGGCAGATGCCGAGGATCAGCTGGGCGTATTCGAGTTCACGTGGCTTGCCGACGGGATCTCCATCGGCATCAACCCCTCCGGGGACGGCTCGCCATCGGGCGAGCCTTGCGGCAAAGGGGCGTTCACCTGATTCACCGCCTCCTGCCACGCCTGGAGGATGGCGGTCACCAGTTCCACCCCCTCCGCGGCCACGTCCGCGCAGGGAACAGGAACCCCGTCATCGGTGAGGTTCCAGCTCACGATCCCTTCCTGGACGATGCCGGCCAGGGAGGGGAGCATGGTGAGGTTGTCCTGTTCCTCCTTGGCGTACAGCCGCCCGATCTCTTCCAGGGTGCCGATGCTCATGGGGCGCATGCGCACTTCCAGGCCTGCCCAGAAGCTGCCTTCCGGCCAGGTGAGCCGGTAGATCCGGCGTTCGAATCCCATGCCTCAGCTCCAGGTGGGTACGGCGCCGTTGGCCAGCGACAGCGGCGCCGTGAAAGTGAGTTCACCGGACGCCGCTCGGGTGAGGTTGTAGTCGGTGGCCACGCACTCCACCGCCAGCGTCTGGCCGGAGATGTTCAGGCTCACCGTGCGCTGCACGTCCGTGGACGACACTGTCTTGAACACCGCATGCGCCTGGCTCGCCGCGTCGTTGAACACCCCGTTGAGGGTGATGGAGAAGTCGGCCAGCAGGGTGAGGCGCTCGATGGCGCTCTTGTCCACACCGGTCACGTCCTGTACCGCGCGAGGGGTGGAGAACTGGAAATTCGTGATGTCGTTGCGGATGTCCTTGGCGCTGCCCGCGCTGTCGTCCACGCTGAGCGTGGTGATGGCGAGACCGGATTCCTTGGCCATTGATGATCACCTATCCTTTGTTCTGTGCGTCGATGATGGCCTGCTGGTTCTCGCCCAGTCGTTCCACCCATTCCTCGCCGCGAATGGCGCGCGCCCCCCGTACGTAGATGGCCCCGTCGTGCAGGGTTACGTGGTCCCCCCACTTCGGGGCGAACCCCAGGCCGCTCTTGAGGGTGAACACCGGTGGCCGGTCCAGTGGTACGCGGTGATCGGCGAAGCACTGCTGGCCGGCCGGGAAGGTGAAGGTCACCAGGTGTCCATTCTGTTCGGCCGTCCAGCGTCGCTTCCCGTCGTTCTTCACCACCAGCCGGGCCAGCTCGCGTTGCTGTGGGATGGAGGTGTCCAGCGGGGTCTTCCAGCCGTGGGCGTACGCCTGACAGTTCACTTCCTCGCACCGCGCCGCGCGGGTGTGGGTGGTCTTCGGCAGCACGATGCCGTACGTGTCGAACGCTCGTTCAGGAAGTTGGGGGCGCATCAGAACACGATTCCGGCAGTCTCGTTGCGGCACATGGCCACCGCGAACAGTGCTTCGGTGAAGGTGCCCGTAGTCACCACCCGCACGTACCGGCGGATGGTGGCGTTGTTCGCCGTGGCCAGGCGCTGCCAGGTGGGGGCTGCCGCGCTGGTGACCGCCGTGAAGGTCATCCCGCTCACGGTGGCGAAGCTGACGTTGTCCGCGCTGTCCTCGATGGCCACCGTCACGCTGGTGCCGGTCACGCTCTCCACGTTCAGGTAGAACTGGGCGCCGAATGCGCTGCTGGCGCCACCGTCCAGCGCGGTTCCGTTGGTGGCTGTGGTGTCCGCCCGCTGGCCGGCCGTCAGTTGCTGGCACCACTCGATGCCGTACGCGTTGCCCTGTGCGGCCACTGCGAACGTGAGCGATCCGTCGTTGCCTCGGGTGGGGTCGTAACCGATCTGCTTGGCCACCAGGCACGCGGCCGGGTTGCCGAGCGTGATCCCGTGCAGATAGGTGACCAGCGCGTCCGTGGTGGGCAGCGGGGACAGTGTGACGTGTGCGGCACCTGCCACGTCGTTGAAGTACGCCACGAAGTTGATCAGTCCGTCGCGGTTCAGGTACTGCCGCTCAATGGCGCTCTTGTTGATCCCCGTGTTCTCCCACACCCCGCGAGGGCAGGCGATCGAGCCGACGGAGTTGATGTCACCGGACACCGGGCGCCCACTGATGATCAGGTGATCCCCGAGACCACTGGATTTCGCCATCTACGGTGCCTCCACATAAAGATCGTTGATCACGAGTGGGAGATTGATGGTCATCACCCGGTAGGTACGCCCCGACTCGCCCTGCCTTGCACCGATGGTGAGATAGCCTGCCTGCACTCCCAGGGGCGCGCCGTTGGCACCTCGGATGTCCACCATGCGCAGGGCGCCGCTCAGGGTGAAGTTGCCGATGTAGGCGGCCAGGAGGGTGTCCACCGCATCGACGGCCGTGGGGTCGATGATGTCCGGGGTCTCGCTGAACGCGTTGTGGTACACCCGCACGAACAGCTCCGCCCGCATGCTGGTGCTTGCCAGCCCGGAGGCCACCGGTCGCAGATCGTTCACCCACACCGCGCAGGAGAGCCCGTTGCCGGGCGCGCCGGTGAACTCCCCGCCCTGCACCTGATCGAAGTGTCCAGTGGCCGCCGCATGGGACACCACGGCGTTGATGAGCGTGGCCATCGTGCTCATCCGTTCAACTCCCGCACCATCCGGAACACTTCACCCTGCACGATGCGGGTGGAATCGCGGTCCAGCCGCTGCGCCATCCGCCGGAAGGTGGCGTACCCCTTGAACCGGGTGGTGCGGTTGCGCTCGCTGGTGCCCTCCAGCCACGGGCCATACACCACGCCACCATCGGTGATCACGTGCCGGCCGTACATCTCCCGCGTGGTGATCTGGGTGCGGTAGTACGGGGTCTCCCGACGCAGCACCTGCATGAGTTCGGTGCGCACCATGTCTGCGCCCTCTTCGGCCAGGTGCTCCTCCATGTCCCGGGCGGAGCGCACCACGATGGACGGCCCCTGCCCGTTGAACAGGGGGCCGCCGGTCTCCACAGAGGTGCGGATCATGACGCACGCTCCACGTACGCCCGTTTGCCCTCACGAAAACGCAACTGAATCCGGGACTTCCCGGCAAAGTCGTACTCCGCCCATCCGTCGGACTCCCCGCCAACCTGACCGATGTCATGGGAGGTCTTGACGCTTTCCAGGTCATCCGAATCAAACACAAGCACGTGGCCATGAAAGGGAATGCGGATCTCGCTCATACCGCGGCCATCCTCACTGGGCGCCCGAAGGCTTCCTCCACGCGCGCTTCCAGGTTGCGGATGCCCCCGCGGCCGGCCGCACGCTGATTGTCCTCGGTGCCTATGGTGCGTGCGTAGGCCGCACGTTCCTGCTCTCGGGTGTCCAGGCCGTAGGCGATGGTGAGGCGCTCCGCCAGGGCGGGGGGCTGCCAGATGTTCACCACGTCCCCGCTGGTGTGTGCCGCTGCCGTACTGCCCAGCGCGCCGCGCTCCACCGTGCAGGCGCGCGCGTACATGATGGTGGCGCCGCTGTGGGGGGCCAGGGTGGTGCCGTCCACCGCCCGCTTCACCGTCAGCGTGTTGCCGCTGATGTCCTGTACCAGCACCCGTTCGCTCTCGATGAGCAGGGTTTCTCCGCGGAAGAACGCGCTGCCGGTGGTCACCGCCAGACTCTGCGCACTCACGGACGAGGTGAGGGTGCCGGTCTGGGTGGAGGTGACCCAGTCCCGCTCGGTGACGATCATCCGTTCGGTGCCTACCCGCACCAGGGATCCCACTCCCACCGGGGCATTGATCGTCACTGATGTGGTGCTGGTGTTGGGAGAACTCCCCAGCGTCCAGGTGCTCAGGGTGCGCTCGATGTCGGTGTGCCCCCACAGCCCGGTGACCGACAGTGATTGCTGTCCGATCCCGTCACCGATGGTGAGCACCGCATCGGTGCTGCGATCGATGTCGATGGCGTGGTACGGGGGACCGCTCTCCGGTGGCCACAGCAGCACGCTGCTGGTGACGGTCACCCCACCTGAGACGATGGCGGTCTTGCTGATCAGTTTGTGCGGACCCAACCAGAACCGGAAGTTGCCGTCGTTGTTCGGTGCCGGCCAGTCGAACAGCCGAGTTCCCTGCCAGGGGGCCAGGCCGGGGCGGGTGGCGTCACCGCGCCGGATGAGGCGGTCCACGTCCCGTGAGGAAGCTTCGACGATCGCGTCCGCCTCATCGCTGGCGTAGGCGACGCCCTTGATGTCGGCAGCGCGCATGAAGCGCTCACGCGTGGTGTACCACGCTCCCATGACCATCCTGCTTTCGGGACGGGGAGTAGCTGATCAGCAGAGTAGCAGTGAAACGATCTAAAGCCGGTGGTCGTACAGCGACTTCCCTGCGTAGTCGTACAGTTCGCCGCCGAATACGCAGTGCAGCACCCCGCGCACGTCTTCCAGGATGTGGCCGTCCACCGGGCAGGTGGACGGCCGTTGCGCACGTTCCTGGGCAAGAAGCTCCTCGTTGACGCGCAAGATCGCGCCGTACGTCTCCCACCCGGTGCTGGTCATACGATCCGGTTGTTCCGGCGGGCACCGCGCGGCTTGGACTCCGGCTTCGACTTCGGCTCGTTGCTCTCGTGCGCATCCCACGACTGAACGTCGATCATGGCGTTCATCTCATCCCGGGCGCCCTGCCGCTCGTAGTGCTTCACCAGGCGCCGATCGTCGTCCGGGTCCGGCGAAGTACCATCCGCCAGGCGGGCGACGCGCTCCTCGTAATCCTTCTGCGTCAGTTTCATGCGATCACCCTCCGCTGTACTCCGTGGTGTTCCACGAGCCGGTACCCGCGGCCTCGCCGATTGCCGTCACCACGTTGTTGTAGACCGGAGTGGGGAACACGAACGTGGTGCCGGCGGCCACGATCACCGTGTTCGCCGTGGTGGTGGTGGCCGCACTCGCCGAGAAGAAGATGTACAGCTTCTTGTCGGTATTGTTGGTCACCGACCGGAATGTGCTGTTACGCACCAGGCTGAACAGCGTCACGCTCGTAGCCGAGTAGGCAACCGTGGCGTTGATCGGCGAGACGGCCGTCCGGGTGGTGGTCATGGCTACGCGGCCACCAGCGTGGCGCCCGCGGAGAGCGGCACCCACGTGCACCCGATGGTCACCACGCCGTTGGCCGCGTTCGGCAGGATCTCCACCTGGCCGATACCCACCACCCAGCAGATGTCGTGGCGGCCACCGCGCAGGAACTTGCTGGCCGCCGTGGTCCCCTGGTCCAGGCCCACGATGGTGCCCACCGCCGTGTCGGTGGTACCCAGGTCGGTGGCGGTCACCAGCGTGACCGTGTCCCCGGTGGTGGGGTTGTTCTGCAACGCCACCGTGCCGGAGTCCGTGCTGATGGCTGTGGTCACCTTCAGCCACACACTGGTGATCATCACCTCCCCACCCGCGATGGTGAACACCGGAATGGCCGTGGAGGCCAGGGTGCCGGACGACTTGGTGACCGGCCCCAGTCCCAGCACGGTCGCGGCGAAGGCCGCGCCCTTGTTGGTGATAGTCATAGGTCAACCTTCCTAGGCGTTCGCCGCGCCGGGGCGCAGCAGGTTCGGGAGGTTGACCGGCTTGCGCTGGTAGCGCAGTTCGTGCGTGAGGTACAGGCAGGCGCCCAGGTGCGCGGTGCTGGTGGTGCTGGACGCCACCAGGGACACGTGGGTGTAGCCGTCGCCGAGCTGCGAGGCGCGCACCTCGATCACCACGATGTTCTGCTTGTCGCCGTAGGTGGCACCGGTGAGCGTGACCTCACTGGCCTCGCTCTGGGTGACCTTCGCCCAGATCTCGTCGTTGTCGAGCGTGGCCTCGCTCTTGATGTAGTAGTGGTCGATGCCGTACGACGTGGCCACCGCCGTGGAGTCCAGGTCGGCACTGGTGCCCGAGGTGTACGCGGTGTGCTGCTGAACGTCCAGCACCACATCGTCCGTGGCGCCCACGGCCAGGAAGACCACGAAGGTGATGGCGTCGCACCCCTGCATGCTGATGCGCTTGCCGGTGGCTCCGTCAGAGGTGTTGAGGTCCACCGGAACCCAACCGGTACCGATGTCGAACAGTCGCCCGAGGGCTTCCATGGTGCTCCCCTTTCCTAGGGGTTAGTCCCTACCGGGTGCAGGAGGATCCCGCACCCTCGGGATGAGCGGTGCTGCAAATCAGCGCGTGGCCAGCTGGATGAACGCCGACAGGGTAGGTCCGTTGTTCTGCGGGGTGAGCGCGGCCAGCAGGCCGGGCTGACCGTCCACCTCCTCGATGATCCGGAAGTCCGTCTTGTCGGTACGGAACGAGGAGTGTTCGCTGGTGGCCAACTGCATGGCCATCGTGTCGCCCACGATGTACTTGCTCCAGTCGTTCAGGGAGATGTCCCCCTGGTCGCCGAGCACGGCCGGCGTCTTGCGGGTCCACCGGATCGGGATACCCAGCATGGTCATCGGCAGCTTGGACGGGCCGGACCCCTCACCGATCATCACGGCGGAACCCCCGGTACCCACCGGCAGCGCCATGGTCATGATCTGCGGAAGGGCGTCCGGGGTGATGTCCCACTCCGCACTGCCGTACGACTCCGGCAGCAGCCGGGAGAACATATCCAGGATGTTCTGCCAAGTGATGGTGTCCGCGGTCTGGCCGCTCTCCGCGCTGGCCACGATGAGCGCGGGGTTGGCCGCGTGCAGGCCACCGAGCGGCTTCTTCGCGCCGTCACCGCTCATGAAGCCGAGGTCCTCGAAGTGCGTGACGGCGGCCGGCATGGCGGTGCGGATCCACTGGTCCAGCGCCGGAGCGTGGCGCAGGATCTCGTTCGGGACGCTGGCGTAGCCGCCGAGCTTATGGGCGTTGAGGTCCACGGTGGCGAAGGTGCCGCTGGTGGCGGGGATGGACTGGCCTTCGTCCAGCCAGCTCATCGCGATGCCGCCGAACACCTCGCCCACTTCCGTGGTGAAGTCCACGGCCGGCCAGCGGAACTTGCTGCCCGGCATGGGCACCACGATGGCCTGGGGGCGCACCACGGCGGCTTCCAGAGCGCGGGTCATGATGTCGGAGCGCACCTGCTCCGGCACCAGGAAGCCACCCTCCGAGGGGACCGCCTGACTGTAGGCGTTCACAAACTCGGTGTACTGGTCCATCCGGGCGCGCGACTCCGCGCTCTGCCGAGGGGTGCCCACGGCCAGCACGTCCTGAAGCATCTGGGTGGCGGACTTCCAGATCTTCTCAGTGTGCACGCCGATGGCCTCGCCGTTACGGGCGGTGCCCGCGCGCAAGGCGCGCTCGTTGGCGGGGGCGAGATCGAGCCGGCCGGTGGGCTCGGTGCCGTTGCGCTTGAACAGCTCCAGCACGGACGCGGTCACCTGTTCGGTGAGCTGGCCTTTCAGGTCCGCCATGGTCCTGTTCGTGGACGCCTTGTAGGCGTCCATGTAGGCAGTGAGCTTGGTGGTGAACTCGCCGGAGTTGATGGCCCTGGCTGCGTCCTCCGGTGAGGTGAGCACCGTGTTGACGTACTCCTCCCACTCCGCAGGGGTGGTGGGGTCCGCCTTGGGCTTCAGGTCGGTCATGCGAATGCTCCTTTCAGGGCATCGCGGAGCCCAGCAACGGCGGACACCGTGAGGGGCGTGGTGAGGGTTGTGTCTATGTCATCCAGGGATGTGTCCCCGTTTTTTGCACGTGCGGTGAATATACCGAGGTCCAGGCCATTGGTGGCCTCTTCCTCGATCTCTTCCTCGGTGGCGCCAAGGATCCGGTCAGCGAGCTTGGCGGCCACCGCCTCTTCGGCGTTGTACCAGGTGTCTCCGTCGCTCATGATCTCGCGCCACTCCGCCACCGTGCCGCCCGTCTTGCGGGCGTACATCTTGGCGATGTTGTCACTGAGCATGTCCAGCACGTCAGCCATGTCGCGCAACTCCGCGGGAGTGCCGAACACAGGCGCGGCGCCATCGTGGATCATGGTCACGGCATTGTCGGCCACTACCACCTCATCGCAGGCCATCAGGATGAAGCTGCCCGCGCTGGCGGCCACGCCATCGTTGTAGCCGATCTTCTTGCCGCCCATGTACCCCGCAATGGCGTTGAAGATGGCAGAGCCCTCGAAGATGGAGCCGCCGCCGGAGTTGACGTGCACTTCCAGGTCGCCGGTCATGCCGCCCAGCGCGTTCACCACATCGATGGCCAGGATGCCGTCCCATCCGCCGATGGCGTCGTACAGGTGCAACTTCCCGTTCTGGCCGTTGGTGGGCGGTGCGGCCCGGAAGCCCGGCTCGGGCGGGTCGAACATGCCGGCCGTGGGATCCAGCTTGGCAAGATTGACAGCGGCCATGGCGCGCGCGCTGAAGACCTTCGAGCCCACCAGATCGGCCGCGCGCTGAAGCTTGGGATTCATCTCGTTGGTTGCCTTTCCGCGCTTGACCACCGTGCAGCGGCAGTTGCTGCGTCCCTCGCATTTGGCGTACCCCTCGCCGCCCGGATAGTCGGCGTACGCCTGCTCCCGGTTGCGGTAGAGCTTGCCGTCGTTGTCCTTGCAGGGCTGGCAGGTGTTCTCGTCGATGTGTGCGTTGGCGACCCAGCGCTGTGCTGCCTGTGGGTTCACGCCGCTTCCTCCCGCTCACCCGAGGGAGGTTCGTTGACAGATGATTTGTCAATCTGTCCATCTGGCCTGGGTTCCGGCTTGGGCTCCATCGTCAGCGGCGGCAGGTTGCACAGTTCAGCGGCATCCGCCGACTTCACCCCCGCGCCTATCAGGGCCACGAACTGCTGAACGCTGGCCGTCTTCTCTGCCAGGGCCTGCACCCGATCGGCCGGTACCGGGTTGGAATGCACGAACCACACGTGTCCGAAGCTGTCCGGGTTGGGATCCCAGCCGGGGAACTGTGGAAGGAAGTCGTTGTTGAGCAGGCCACGCCAGCGGTTCAGGCGGGGCAGGGTGAGGGTCTCGCCGAACCACGCCTTGGCGGCGTCCGCTGTGGCGCGGTTGATGTCGTCCACCACGCCCACCGCGAACTTGCTGATCCCGAAGGCCAGCAACACGGTGTCCCGGTTGAGGTTGGCCGTTTCCACGAACTGCATGTCACGCATGTTGAGCGGCTTGACATCCTGCCACTCACCGTCTTCCAGGAAGGCGGTCTTGCCCGCGTTGGCCGGTCCCTTGTGGTCGTAATTGAACCGCTCCACCAACTGTTCGAATTCGGCATCGTTCATCTTGCGGGACAGCTTGACGATCCCACCGGGGCGTGCGCCGTTGCGAAAGAAGTTGGTATTCCACTCCGCGCTCATGCTGGTGCCGGCCACCTGCTGCATGATGGTCTGCACCGGGCCGAGACCGCGGTACGGGTCCAGCGGGGAGGGCATCCGGTTGAGCAGCACGTCCTGGCGCTTGAGCGGCACCTCGTGCCCGTCCGGCCCGCAGTAGATGTAGCCCACCAGGAAGTCACGAGGATCGGTGACCACCACCATGCGATCGGGGCGCGCCACCCACAGTTCGGCGGGCATCCCGCCGATGCGAGGCATGACCAGCCATCCTTCGCCGGTGAGGTCCACGTGCTGCTGGCCGCTCTCGAAGGTCTCCGCTGTGGTGTAGAACGCGTTGGGACGATCGAGCACCACCTGCGCGGGGTGGCGGGGGACGTGCGCCACGTTCTTGGTGCCGCAGGGCTCGCCGTCCGGCTGTTCGAACTCGCACACGCTGCCCTGCTTGCGGCGGTGCAGGTGCCAGGTCTCGGCGGCCACGCTGGTGCTGGTGCGGTTGACGATGGAGAACAGGGTGGCGGATGCGCCCATGGCGTCCATCTGGCCGGTGACGCCGTACTTGCGCCCGGGTCCGCCGTACCAGTTCTGCTTGCTACCGGTGTAGGGGACGGGTGCGCGGTTGATGAAGGAGCCGAGGAGACTCCTCACCGCTGGCCGCCGATTTCGTATCCCCGGACTACGGCTTCCAAACGATGAACGGCGGCATCGTCGCTGGCGTTGATCTCGTTCACGAGAAAGGCGGCAACGTCAGGATCGATGATCAGACCTAGGCAAACATCATCATCCGCTGGCTCATCCCTCCACTGAAAGTAGAGGTTGCGGGGGTTCTTCCTGCCCTGGCGCAGCTTCACCGTTCACCGCCGGACAGCGCTTCCAGCACGAACAGGGAAACGCCCACACCCACCCAGCCGGCCACCGGATGCGCCTGGAACAGGCCTACGTCGATGGCCGCACAGGCGGAGGTTTGCATCACGGCGGAGCGGGCACGGTGCCACGAGGGCAACTTGCGGGCCAGGAGAGTGACTGCCCGTAGTGTGAGTGACTCACGGCGGGTGCGTGCGCGGGTGGTGCGCTCGTTACGCCAGGTTGCCGCGATGGTCACGCGCGCATCGTACATGATCAGCGCTTGAAACGGTTCAGTGTGTCATTCTGATGGTTGCGAGCGGCGCGCCAGGACTCGGCCGCCATAAACGCGTAACCGTGCCATCCGACTTGGGCGCTACGCTGCGCGCCGCTCAGTCCTCAGTTGCTGCCCCCGGGTCGAACGTCAGCGTGACCGTGGTGAGCTGATCATCCACCGGCACGGTGGCGCCGTTCTGCCACTTGCTCCCCTGCTCACCGCCGCTGATCCGGGCGGCCAGGGGAGCCGGCACGGGCACGCGCCACGCCTCGCCGGACGACCCCAGGGGTTCGATGTCCTCCTGCTGCACCACGAGGTCCGGCCAGCAGGAGGCGAGCACGGCGCCCATCTCGGCGGGGGTGAGGGCATGGTCGCTGGTGCATTCCACCTTCATGGGCGGATCTTAATCCCCAGCAAGAAGCCCCCAGAGCGGTTGCTCCAGGGGCTTGATGATCGGGATGTCTTAGCTGTGAAGATCCAGTGCCTCAGCGTGTGCCCACTCGACGGCGGTACGCGGCGAGACCCACCAGGGGATGCGCGGTCCGCCGATCTCCTGGATGCGTAGCGCTCCGCTCTTGCTGACCTCTGCCACCCGGCACTCTCGGGCCGGGGCGTCCTTGACGAGGAGAGCGCGGTAGCCGATTCGGTCGTTGATCTGGAACCCGTTCGCTGTCATGCCTCTACTATAGCAGACCTATGGCAGGATGCAACCTACGCCCAGCGCACCCGCGTGATCCCGTGGAGATCCATCTCCGCCACCGCATACCGCATCCCGTCACAGCCGTCGTCGTTCTCCTTGAGCGGCTGTTCCTTGATCCGCCCGTCCAGCCAGATGTACCCGCCGATCTCCTCTGCCGTGCAGGTGGGCTTGCGCGCGTCCGCCTGGG